GTTGTTTTTGGTATTCCGCTACAATGACGAAAATAAAAAGAATTTGCCTTCACACGATTCCCAATCATGTGGAGAAGACGTTTCGGGAATATTCGCCGGATGTGGAGTTTCGCCCCATGAGAGGCACGAGCTTACATCCAATTTTGCACTATTCACGAGCGTGGTTGGAAATGGATATGATGGAATATTTAGTACGCAAGGGGGTGACGAACGTTGTCGACATTGGGGGTAACCCAGTGAGGGCATCAAAAGTCGCTGACCAGTTGAACTTAGATTACCATTCATGCAACCCCGTATTAACAGCTGAGGACGCCAACCGGGTCCTCGGGTTTACGCTGGATTTCGACACCAAGGGACTAAGGAAACCTTTCTGTGGCCACACAGTTAACGGTTGCACTTGTTATGTTCCGGATGCTTATATGGCCATTCACTCTCTCTATTATCTCACACCTGACCAGATTGCCGCTTTAGTAATGAAGAGCAAGAAAAAACTGGTTGTCGCAGTCATACACAAATTTCAAAGATTGGCTGGGGTGCTACCTTTTGACTCCTCGCCTGAGGGGCGTTATGAGGTGGCGGGGGATCAAGTGAGAATGACAGTTGAGGGGAATGGAACCGCCTATGAGCACTCGGCCATGACTTGGCTTGGATTGGGAGCAATTAAAACCTCATTCGGAACTCTCTGTTGTTATCAGATTCAAGAGTCGATGGGGTCATGTTGCTACCAGTTCACAGTTAACGATGCTGTGCCAATACCCAGAAGCGATCTGAACAGTATGAGGATTGGAGTTATGGAGAGTAAAGATATTTTGGATTACCGCGGACTTAGGTCTATGGGCAACCAGCTTCTCAACACCACGTTTGGGGAGTACCAGGTCGACAATGTAATTGTTGGCAAGTACTTCATGAACATCGAGTGTGGGACGCTGACCTTGAATTTGCCCCTGGAGCTCATGTCTGAGGCCATGTCACATTATGCTGGCAAGGATCCAAAGGATTTTGAAACCCACTTCAAAACTTGTGTTGTCATGCTGAAGGGTAGGGTAGGTAACCTGGGAGTCTATCATCAACATCACCATGAAGCCATTATCTGGTGTGCGATGATAGGGATGCAGAGGGCATTCGCCACTCAAGCTGCGACAATGCATCATTTTGAGAAGAACACACGGCACCTGTTGGCTAAGGCTTGGTTTAATTCCAAGCGGCCTGTGTTCACTTCTTGGGATATGTTTTGGATCTGTTTGACGGTGTTTGTCGTGATACTCGGCATCTGCTCCGCGGTCTGGGCAACGATCGGGAGGGACGAACCAAAATGGGGGGCTTTGGCCCTCCTGTTTTTGGTGATGGGCCCTTGTCTTGCTCTCTGGTGGGCTCTGCGAACAGCGAAAACCTCAAAGAATTTGGCAGGCGTTCCCAACAAGTTCACGGCATCATTGCAAAATGTGCCTGATCCTGTTGTGGGGCGTGTGTCAGCTCCTTTGGCTGCACTGGCTGAAGTCCGTGCTCAGCCTGGAAGACAATATGCAGTGACTATTGATCAAGAAATTCCTCAAAACCCCGCCAACAACGGGGCGAATGTCTTGACCGGTATTCTATCGCGTCTTCTGGGTGGAACTGAGTGGGGTGATGCTAGGGAATTGTATGAGAATTTGGGTTTGATTGGGGCTAATGGTGTTGGTCAGGGAGCGGATGCTATGTTGCAATCGCCTCTCTTTCTTGACGCATTCGGTGCCCCACCGCAAGCTACAATTCCGGTCATATCACATACTGAGTGGTTCGAAAGCAATCCGCGTGCGGATGATAAGAAACGCATGAATGAGATGCGGGAAGCCCTTGAAAAAGTTAGGTCTCACCCGGAGAACGTCAAATACCAACCGAGTCCATTCGTAAAGGATGAATCCTACCCTGGCAAAGAAACAATCAAGCCTCGTATCATCAACCCACCCTCTGACGAATACTTAATAGCCCTTGGGCCATTATGTGTTTCCATTGGGCGTTGGATGAAAGCCACCCTCAACCCCCTTCATTGGATTTTCTATACGTCGGGGGCGGACGCTTTGATGCTTGGTGATTTTGTCAAACGGAACATGGATCGATTACCTGGCGGCGCTATTTTGGAAACAGATTACGCTGAATGGGAATCGCGACTCGGATTTTGGTTACTACTTTTGGAAGTTTGGTTTTACATGTTTTGGCTGATGATAACTGATAACTTCTTGCTGGGGCTGCTAATGATGCAGCTCTATCAAACAGGCAAGTCGTTGTTGAAGATCATTTGGTCAAGAATCGCAGGGCGAAGCTCAGCGGTGCCTAATACGTCGTGTGGAAACAGTTTGATCCAGATTTTGGTGACCATTGGTTATCTTCGGAAGATTATGCCTAACGTGGTTCTCTCGCAACATTTTGCATTCATGGTACTCGGGGACGACAATTTTATGATAATGTCACAGCAAGCGCGAGCGCGGTGGAACATGGAAGAGTGGT